AACGGAGGCACCCACGCCTTTGCCCTTTGGGGGTTGGTGGTGTGCAATAGCCCCCATATCGCCCGCAGGGTGCTGGGTCTGCCCTGGTAATGGGCCGCATTATAAGGCTGGATCAGCGCCCACACCTGCCCCTCATCCGTTACCGGCGCACCCACAGGCCAGCCCGTGTAATCTTTTTGAGGATCAAAGGCGGGGATGCTCACTTCCCGATCAATAATCTGAGTACCGGTTAGGTTCCCCGCCTCTTTGCGCAATGCCTGGGCGTCCGCCCGGCCCAGGCTGCGAAACACGTCCGTCAAGCTCACGCCTCATTAACCCCCTCTCGATAGGCCGCCTCATAGGCCGCCAGCTGCGCTTTTAAAGATGCCACTTCCTCTTCCAGGCTCGGCTTGTTCTTCTCGGCCTCGATAGCGTCCAGCTCTGCCTGTGTGTAGGGGATATAGATGTAAATGGGGATTTCCTCCTCCCAGGCTTCTTGTGCTGCAACGCCGGGAACGTCTATCACCTTTTCCACATCCTTGCCGCCGTTGGGGTATTCCCGAACAACTTCCCAATGCCAGACTTCTTCAACGCCCTCAATGGCCGGGTGATGCTCAATGCGTGTGGACGCTTCCAGCCTACCCAAAGTCAGGTCATATTCTTCCAGCAAATTGCCATTTTGGTCATAAACTTCATAGTTCATCCTTTTCCCTCCTTATGCCGTTCTTTGCCACATATACACCGCCAGGTATGGGGGCATATTATTATGAGGCTGTCCCTCCCCGCTAAAGCCTGTTTTAAAGTGATGTGTGCCAGCCACTTCCCTTGTAACGTTGACATAGCCAGCGTTTGAAGTGATCGTACCCGTACCACCACCGTTGTAATAGACCTCATAAGACGAGTTTCCGTCTACATATACCCCTTCGTGCAGATGCCTTGCCATCTCTTTTGCCGTTAGCGTGTGCGTAGATGCACCGCCTGTGGCCCCCACGTCATAGCTACTGCCTGCACCCACCAGAAAACGATCCGTCAGCTGCGTCCATGTCCCGCCGAACCGTGCGGCTGGGCTGGTAGCGTTTGTGCTTATAAATATGTCACCAACTTCATACGACACGCCAGTTGGGAGCGTGTGCCATTCGCCGTTTACCCGGTATTTAAGAGCTGCCATTTATGCCACCCTCTTCCATGCGTAGAATACTTCATACGGAGGCATATTGTTGTGTGCCAGAGACTCGCCTGTTCCTGCGGATACTCCCGCATTCACATTATTAAGTACCGTGCCTTGCGATATCCACGAGCCGTCCGTCAACCGTATAGTCCATTCTGGAATAGTAAGAAGGCCAGAACCGGTTGTAACGGGCAGCGGGTGGGTGTGGTGTGGCATTTCACCTTTAGTGAGCTTGTGTGTTGCTTCGCCGCCCGTGCTTCCTGCGGTGTAGGTATCGCCAGCTGCTAACAGAAATTTGTCCTTTATCTGTTCCCATGTGCCGCCGAATCGTGCGGCTGGGCTGGTAGCGTTGGCGCTTATAAACACATCGCCGATTCCGTAGGATACGCTTCCGCTAACCCCGCTACCCCCGCCACCCCCACCGCCAGGGGCTCCCGTTGCACCAGTGTCTATCCATACACTATCGCCCTCCTTAGGATCGTCTGCGCCAATATGGATGGACTGTCCTTCCTCCCCACGGTAAAAAGCCCAGTCCTCCGGGATGGACAGGCGCTTGGCTTGCTGGGCATACCCGCCAAAGGCCGCGCCGTAATCCTGCTGATCTTCGTCCCACAGGCCATCCAGCCATGTGGTAGCCGACGGAAGCTTCTCCGTCAAGCTCCCTGGCGCAGCGCTGGCGATGGTTACCGCGTCATAGACCTCCAAGGTGATGTCATAGCTCTTGACCGTGTCAAAAGGCCCCGCCGCCTGGAAGTGGTATACCTCCTCCACGCTCTGCACGGTTGGCGTGATGAGCACCCCGTTGGTGTACAATTTAAAGATCGGAGCGTTGTCCGCTATCTCTGTGATGGCGAATCCTGCGCTACCCGTCATATACAAGCCATCGTCAACGGCCACGCCGTACTCGTCGCATCTCTCGATGGTCAAACCGGTCAGACGGGGAAGGTGGTAGTCCTGCACTTCGATGGCCACTTGCTTTGACCCAGTCCGACCTCGTTTGTCGGTCACGGTTGCGGTAAAGGTCACCTGGCCTGCTGCCTGGATCTTACCTGTTATCAGGGTCTGTGCATCTGCTGCAAAACCCGCGCCAGATATTCGATAGCTTTGTATCGTGCTCCCCGCACCGGGGGATGCGTCGTCTATGCTAATCCGCGCCGCGCTTTCACCTTTCAAGAACAGCCCCCACGACTCCGGTACTCGTCCATCTATGCGAGCCACGGAAACGGAGCCTACGGCCGGCACAATGTCTGCTGGTACATTAAGCACGACCGACTTGCTCTCTGTCCCGGTTTGGCCATTGCCGGTTGTGGTCAGGGTCACGGTTGCCGTTTTCTGCGTTGCGTCGGGTATGGCTGCCAGCCAGTCATATGTGCGAGGTACTGCCAGGGTAATGGCTCCCGGCCCGGTTCGGCTGCCTGTTATGGTCAGCCCCCCAAGCGTCAGCGTTGCTTTGTGGGTAAACGCTCCATTGACCGCATTTGACCCAACATTCACAGTCAGCGCCTGCCCTAAATCTAGTGCGCTTGCAGACAGCGTAAACGGGCTCTTTTCGTACAGCAGCGTATAGTTGATATCCAGGGTCATATCCGCGCTGTAGGGTCTGTCCAGCACATTATTGGATGTGGATACTGCTCGGTCAACGGTAAATGTAATGGTGCGTCCATTTTGGCGTAGGATATGGTCTGTACCTGCGACCCAGCCGATTGCCTGAGGATTGCGCAGCCGTGCGGTTTTGTCAACCGCTGCACTAATTACATCTGTACGGAAAGTCGTATCCCCGCACACGGCTTTTAAGTAAGGTCCTGACATATATACTCGGCCATAATGATAATGGAGCTGACCGCTGTTAATTTGTATCGGCCCATTTATGACCTCAGGGAGGCTAATTTTTCCGGTGAACGAGTACCCAATTGGTACTGCGGCAAATGTTGGCACGTCTGTGATGGTAATGGTCATCGACGGCATTGTTTATCCCCTCCTGATGGTGAAATGACCTGGCTTATCAGTCGAGACCGACCAGTCCCCTACTTCCAGTCGAATATTGGCTTTCATACGGTCTGCGTGGAACATATTGTTGCTGATGTAGGCCACCAGCTTTGCGGACTGGTAGAACCCCAGCATCTGCTCCGTCCACTTTGAAGAAAAGTTCGACCCGTCCGCGCTGATGCGCAAGCCGTCCGAAAAGTCGAAGTACTTATTCAGGCCTTCCAGGGCGTCCGGCCCCTGCTCGATCACAATCCGCAGCGCGTCATTGGCCTTGATCAGCGCCGCTTGCACTTCCTGCATAATCGCCTCATTGGCGGTCAGCGTGCCGAATTTTGCTAGGCCCGCCACCAGCTGAACCAGAAACGCTTCATTGGCCGAGAAGGTTTCAGCGGCCAGCTTGCGCACATTCAGCGACCCGTCCAGTATCTTGTCGCCGCTCAGGGTATTGTCATCTACGTTGGTGTCCGTCACCAAAGCCCGCTCCTTGATAGCCGATACCCCGTCATCCGATACCGTGATCCTGTACCATTCGCCGGTTTCTTCATCCTGCATAAGGAGCTTGCCGATGCTCATCCGGGCCGCATTGCCGTCGGTCAGCGTTAAATTGTCCATGTAAAACTCTCCCGCTGCGCCTTGCCGAATGATTGCCCGGTCTGCCGTCATATCCTTTACGGTCAGCATATCAATGCCGGCCATCTGCGACCACAGGTTAATGGAGTAATTGATAGCGCTGTTTAGGATGCTCACCGCCGCCTCGTCGGCCTCCACCTTTTCCGCCTCCACCTGTATCAGGCGGCCCAGGTTGGCGGTCAGTTCGTAGGCATCCACCGCGCCCGCCGCTATGCTTTCAAACTCGCCGGAAATAGCCTTGATCACTTCCGCCGTCAGGTTCTTAATTTTAGCCGCGTCTATTTTTGCGTAATCAATATCCGCCTGAGCCAGCTTTGCCACCAGCGCACTGATGTACTGCGCGTCCACTTTTCCGGCCCTCGCCTTTTCAAACTCGCCCTTAAAGGCTTTCACTGTTTGGCTGCCAAAGTCCGATACCTGCGCCGCCATAAAGCCCTGTTTGCCTACGTTGGCTGAATCCAGGTTGTTCAAAAGATATTGAAGATCCTTCACCAGCCGCTGCAAATACCGGTTCATTTCCATGGTTGACATTCCCTGCTTTGGCGTTTCAAGCTTTGCCGTCGGCATCCGAGCACCCCCTTTCCCTATCAGCATAAAAAAACAGGGGAGCAAATTTCGCCCCCCTGCCGGTCTTATTTTTTCTCGTTGGCCTGCCTCTCCCATTTTTTAATAGTGCTCTCATACACACCCAGCTGAATCAACCGGCCTTTCAGCTGAATGGCCGCCTTGTAGTCCTTTTTGTACAAGTCTTTATACTTGCGGGCATAGTAGCTGGTGATTCGGTTCCAGGCCGCGTCGTCGTCCCCGGTTCGGGTCGCTACGCTCTGGCGTATCTTCTTTGCCTCCCCAATCTGGCCATTCTCCACCGCTTCGTAGAGCCGCTCAAAGGCGTCATCCTCCCACCAGGTGGTGAAGTCCTCCTCGTCATAGTCCAGACCCGATGCCATCAGCAGCTTTTTAATGCGGTTGGCTTCCTTTGTGTCGCCGCCGTTCAACGCCGCCAGATAGCGTTTCCTGTATTCCTGGGTCACCTGGCTGCGTATAGAGCTTTCCTTAATCCCCGCTTTTTCAAAGGTATCCAGCACCCGATCCCGGTTCGCGTCGTTTCCGCTCTCCATGGCGTTGATCAGATCCGTGTATCCGTAGGCCGTGCCGGCTACGCCTTTCTTTTCATCGCCGGTGGTAAACTTTTTGATAGCAGCTTTCAATTCCTCCTCCGCATCGGTCACTGTTTCTTCCTTGGGTACGGCGCTCTTGATCATTTCCAGCGCCATGTTCAACGGGATATCTTTGTTGACCAGGCCGGTATAGGCCTTTTCATAGGCCGCGTAGTCCTCCGCGTCCAGAGCGTTTGCCCCCTGCGCTACCAGTTCTTCCGTCTCGGCCAGCCGCTTTTTGAATCCCGAGTATATGGTGTTCGAGGTCGCACCCTGGCCGGTCATGGTTTTCAGCACCGCGCCGAAATCAGCGCTTTCCGGGCCGCCCTCATACCAGGCCTGCAAAAGCAGGTCGTAATACACCTCCGTTTTAACCTTTCGTTTGTCGCCCTCCACCTTTTTCATCACATAGTTAGCCTCAGCGGCCTTCAGGCGCTCTTTAACCGTCTTCCCCTTATCCCAGGCCGTCCCCGGCAAAAGACCGGCGTTGATGGCCTCATAGCCTGTCTGATAGGCCGCATATCCGTCCCTCATCACATTGCTGATGGGCATACCCGTCGCGTAGGAAATGGCGTCGGCAATGTTATAGATACCCTTCCAGGCATCCAGTTCTTTTTTGCCGCTGATCACATCCCACCAGTAGGTGCCGGCCTTCACCAATTTTGACAGCACCTGCATATCCAGTCGGCTGGGTTCAAAGCCCTCAATCATGGATGCAATGTCCGACACATAGGGCAGCATGCTCAAAGGCGCTGATATCATGTTGTCGATAAAGGCGTCCTTCCATTTGTCGCCATAGGTTTTGACGCCTACAATCACGTCCTTTCCGTCCTCGTCCTTTTCCTTCTTCTCGTTCTCCCGGTCGCGCAGGGCTGCCGCCAGCGCCTGCAAAGCGCTGTTGAACACCATCGATGTTATAACCGCGCTGACCATCTTGCGACCGCTTTTAATCAGCGCCGCCTTGGCCGGGCCTTTGTCCATCCCCTTTGCCCGGGCAAATTTGTTGGCCGCGGACCAAAGCATATTATACTGGGTGATAGGCTCACTCATAAAGGAAATCAGCGCCTTGGTCAGGCCGTCCTTGCTTCTGGCCCATTCGGCCCGCTGAAATACGCTGTCAGCCACCTGAGTATGATCAATCACCTCCGTAAACCGTTCCCCGGCTTTCTTCAAATGCGCTTCCGATCCCTTTTCAAACTCATCCTTGTACATATCTGCCGTTTCAAGCTTCACCGCTTCCCAAATCTGCGCCCAGTTGATCCGGTCGCCCTGCTGCGGCAGCCAGCCCGCCCAGTCGGAGATCTTCTGCTTTGTGATACCTTTATGCGTGCTTCCCTCCACCCGCTCATACAGGCTTCGGCTCATGTTGGTGTCAAAATACCCCCATTCTTTCTGTACTGCGATGGGCGCATACTGTTTCAGTTCTCTGTAGCTCTTGGGATAATTGATACCCTTGGCCATGCCGGCAGCCACATACTTGCCATCGATCATGCCGTAGGCTCTGACCCCGGCAGACATCTGCTGCACCGCCACAGACAGGTTAAAACCGATGCTGGTTCCCTTGGCCAGGCTGGTCAGCCGGTTCAGCGCCGTGGCTGACCCCAGCGGGTTTCGGTTATTGCCGTTCAAATCCTTCAGGAATACGTCAATGTACCCCTTGCCCCGCTGTCCCAGGGCATAGGCGATACTGGCCTTCACGCTCTGGTCGCTGGGCGCGTTCTCGTCAAGAGTGCCCTTGCTGTTATAGATTCGGTTGAAGTCCTCCAGGGGCAGGGCAAAGGCCGCGTAAGAGCTCATCTTCTCAACGTGCTCGCACCATACCTCCGTAAAGTCTTTGATGGTCAGAGGCGTCCGGGCTTTTTCGGTCAGGTTCTTGGTGAAGCTGCCCGTAGATAGGCGGCTGTCCGCGCCCGCCGCCGGGTCGCTTTTCAGGTAATTCCCCGCCGTTTTGAAAGGCACATAGTATTTTTCCTTGAACTTGTCGATGCCGTACATGCGGTTTGATACCACATTGCCCTGGGCCGCGCACACCGTGGAAAGATACTCCACCAGCCTGTCCACATAGGCCCGCTGCTCCTTGGTCAGGTTCCCCTCAGCCAGGGCCATCACCGTGTCGTAATTCAGCTGGAACCGTGCATTCTTTTCCTTTTTGGCGTAGCGCTGGCTTTCAAACTCCACGCCGCCCTTTTCCAGGTGCTGGGTTCCGGTGTTCTTTTCGCGCTTGGCCGTGGCATAAAGCATCATCAGCTCCCCGCGGTTCATCACCAGCATTGGGCGCTTGGCTTCCTTGACCTTGGCTTCCTCCATCAGCCGCCACTCGTCGGAGAATTTCAGCTCCTCCTCCAGCTTCCAGCCCTTCGGATCGTATCCCGTTTCCTTCATGATCTGGCGCAGGTAGTTTTCCGCCTGGGCCATCTGCCGGGTGTGCTGGCCTTCGCCCTTTCTAATGTTCACCCATGCGTCGTACAGCGGCGTACCCTTCAGCTGCTCAAAGAAGTATGTGGGCTTGATCAGGCCCCTTTGCAGCATATCCCCGGCGGCCCGTATTGCCGCGAAGCGGCTCTCGTTCTTCCCCCGCCAGCTGTTCAAGGTTGCGATGGTGTCATCACCCGCTGCCGTTGCCGTGCGCTTTTTGGCGTCCACAAAAAGTTCGTTTGCATCAGCCACAATGTGCCGCATGGCCCGCAGGGCATCCCGCACGGTCTGCAGTTCCTCCAGGCCCATCTCACTCAGGGGCTTTTTGCCGTCCTTGGTGATCAGTGCAGCGCTTTCCATCAGGTCGGCCACGTCCTCATCGAAGGTATAGCCCTCGTTGGTTTCGTCGTTGTCAGCCTCCGCCGCTGCGGCTAGGTACTGGGTGTGAAGATCTTCAAGGATCTTCGATACCTTTTCGCCGGTCATGTTCGTCTTAAAATCAATGGTGGCCAAAAGCTCCGCCGTTACGCCGCGCATCCGCTTCGGTATATGCTGCTGATTGGTAGGCTTCAGCAGCTGCTTGGACAGGCTCTTCACAATCCGCGTGATCTCTGCCTTGGCCTGCAGCTTTTCCTGGTTGATCCGGCGCTGATTGGCCATGTTGGCGATCCGGTTCTCCTGCTCAGCGTATTTCTGGCTCATCTGCTTGAACTTCCAGGTGGTGTCCCTGTGCTCCCGCTGCAGTTCGGCCAGGTCATTTCTCAGTTGCGCGATGGTCTTTTTCTGCTGGCTCGTCAGCTGCGGCACCTCCAGGAAGCCCTGCCACATATCCATGGCCAGGTCGTAGGCGGCCTCGCCCATGTTCTGGCCGTATATGTTGGAATACGTGGGCTTCAGCGCCTCCACCACGTCCGCCAGACGGCTGATCATGTCGCCCTCGTTGGTGTCTGCCGGGAAGAATTCCGGATACTGCTCACTCAGTTCCTGCCACTTTGACGTCAGGTTAATTCCATTCTCCGGCTTCGTCAGCCGCAGCCGTCCCATGTACTGCCGTCTAAAGTCCTCATAGCTGCCGTACAGTTTCGCCGCCTCGGCGATCTGGCTTTCGGTCAGGCTTATGTTGGTGGTTCGCAGCTCCTTTCTCAAATCTGCGTATTCCTCCGCCAGGTTGTTGTCCATCCGCACGGATTTCTCGATCACCGCCCGGGCCAGGTCTGCCATGTCCTCCACGGCCGCCCTGTGGTCAAAGGTGTCCCGGGCATTGCTCAGCCCGTTGTAGATGTCCCGAAGGTTCTTTGACAGCAGCGCTTCGTTGTATGTGCTCTGCGTCTGCTCGATGAGCTTTGCCGCCAGGTCACGTATGGCCTTGGGGTCGTTCACCACCCGATCCTGATTGCTGGCCAGCAGCTCCTGCACCTGGTTCAGGCTCTTGCGCAGGGCCGCGTTTTCCATCAGCGCCTCATCCAGGTTTGCCGCTCTGGTGTCCTTGAGGGAATAGCGAATGTCATCACTCCCATTGCTGAACCGCTCATCCAGGGGGATGACTTCGCCGTTGTCATCGTAGGTGACAGGATCGGCGGACTTGAATTCCTGTGTATCGGTCAGTTCGCTCTGCAACGAATATTTCCCGTTGCCTTTTTCCATTGATTCTGCTATACTAGTTTTAGCAGAACTGATGGGCTGGGCATACGAGCCGGAAACGGCGACGCCCCCAGCCGGACTAGGTTCTGCTTTTTCGTTGTCTATAAACTCAAAGCGTGAACCATCAGGCAGCAAGATTCTGTGCGTTTTATAAAGGTTTCTTCCCATCACTTTAACAACAACTGCCATATTACCCCTATTGCCATTAATAACTACCGGAGCTGCAAAAGTGATGGTATCAAACGAACGGTATTTATGGTTTTTATGTTCGCCAATCTGTATACCCCTTTTTAATACTTTAGGCAATGCTGCAAAGGCGCACAATTCTCCTGTTTCTTTTGTATAGTTCATGCTATTGTTTATTGACTTTTCATTAAACTCGATAACGCCAAATCCCTGACGATCGACTTTAAATCCAGTCGGTGCAAGCAAATCAACAACCCATTTTCTGAGTCTCTTTTTATCTTTTATAATGTCATCAGATATCATGATATCTGCCACAGGTTCAATACCGTTTAATTGATTCATGTTTGCGCGAATCTGTTCTTTTATGCTCATAGTCTCTTCATCGTTCACTGTATCCTTTGCAGAGTATTTAACACTGGCCGCCTCCTTCCGGCCCTCCTGCTCCGCTTTTTGCGCCTCCTGATTCGCTCGCTTCTCCTTCGCATCCTCCATCAGCATATTATAGGCCTCGATGATGCTGTCCGCATCATTCAGGCCTTTTTTCATAGCCTCTTGGTTCTGCTCCCACATGGCCCGTGCCTCCGGGCTGCGCATCCGGATCCGGCGCATCGCCTGGCGCATCTGCCGCGCAAACCGCTTCACCCATTCCACAAACTTCTGGGCCGCGCTCATGTTTTCATCCATCAGCGCTTTCAGGTTCTCTTTCTTCGTGAACACGTCAAACAGGCTGTCAGCTACGATTTCCTCAATGGCTTCAGCTTCATCCAGTTCCTGGGCAAAGCTCTGCTTGTAGGCGGCCTGTATCTGGGCGATCCGGGCGTTCAGGTCATAGCCCTTTTGCGCGGTCAAGCGGCTGAGCACCAGTTTTTCCATGCTCTTGATCCCCGCGCTTTCAGCTCCCAACGTCTCCTTCAGATAATGCCATCCCTCATGGGTCGCCGCCCGGGTCAGGTTACCCTCCACCGCGTCCGCGGCCACATAAATCACGCCGTCCTTATACCAGCCGTTGGCCTTTCCGTTGTCAATGGTGTCCACCACCACATAGCTCACGCCGTTGCGCTTTCCGTATTCGTCCAGCAGCGCCACTTGAACCGCCTGCATGGGGTTTAATCGGGC